GTCTTATGGCAGGCAAGTTCGCTACGCCCGAGGAGCTGCGTGCCATGGGTGGTGGTGGAAGTGGGAAGGCTGTTAACATTCCCGCTAGGCCCTTCGCTATGTTCCAGACGGAGGATATGGACGCCATCCAGAACATATTTGCTCAGTGGCTGCAAGAGCGTATCGATGCTAGACTTGCTGGCTTGTCTGCAAAGACGGTGCGCTTATGGCTCTTACTGCAAGTGCCGAAGTTGTAGCTACCGCTATCAAGGCTGCCATCGATGCACATATGGCTAGCCTGGGCATAGAGGCAACGTACTATGGTGACCAGACCATTTTGCCCGTGACCCCTGCTGTCTGCATTACGCCTGGAAATAAGTCCAGAGGTTTCCAGGGCGCTTCGCTTATGACGGAGAATACGTTTGAGTCTTATGTGTTTGTATACTTTGGCAAGGTTCAAGACGTGCAGCAAAACCTTCACTCTGCGCAGACCCTTGCGGACGCTATTGAGCCCATAGTCCAGGCAGACATGACGCTTGGCGGCATCGTCATATGGACGATATGTACACAGAACGAGCCGGGCATAATTAACAAGCAGGGTAGTCTGTTGATGGGCAACCGCATGACGTTTCAATCCTACAGTAAGACTAGGCTCCCGTGAGGAGGAGGTGTAAGTGCCTACAGAAGCAGAGATAGCGTACGTCGCAGGATTCTTCGACGGCGAGGGCTGTATTGCTGCTCGTGTGAACCCTGCAGGGTATACTTCTCTGCAGGTGTCGATTGGACAGAGCGACTTGGCACAGCTCGAGTACGTCCAAGGCGTCATAGGCGGTACCATTACGCCTATTAAGGGCAAGGAGCATTGGCACTTGGGTCTTCGGCACGCTGAGACCGTAGCGTTTCTGGAGGCAGCCATGCCCTACCTACGCTTGAAGCGACCTCAAGCTGAGCTCGCTTTGGAGTTCCTATCCTACGGTAACGGGCAGGGGTGTAGGGTTCCCGAGCCTGCAAGGAGTCGTAAGCTCGAGATCGTAACTGAGCTGCGACAGCTCAAGAAGGGAGCTTGAATATGCCCTACACAGTGAAAGTCGACCACCCCAGTGTAGGTGACAGTGACATCTACATTCATGGTCTGGGCACGTTCCGCAACGGGACCGAGACTGAGGTCGACGACGATCAGGTGATGCGGTTCCGCATCATGAACGCTACTCAGGTGATGTCGGACTTCAACGAGACCGGCGGCTTCAGTATGGAGCAACAGCTGGGGCCTGACCCTAGCACGCTGGACATTCTCGGTGTCACTGTCACCAAGAACAGGGGCGACGTCAACGTCGATAGTAGTACTACTGTCGAGGGAGACGTGAACGTGAACGTCGAAACAGGCGCCAAGGTGACGAAGAAGGGAGGCTAGTTATGCCTTATGGCATGGGCGCGGGCGGCCTACTTGGTGTCGCCTTCGAAACGGTAGCAGGCACTTACGTGCCTCCTACGAAGTTCGTTCCGATTCTCTCCGAGACGCTGGAGCTGAAGGAGACGAACATCTACCGTACGCCGATTCGTCAGTCGTCGGCGCGCATTGGTGTCGTGCCTGGAGACTACAGTGTCACGGGCACCATTACGATGGAGGCTCTCGAGGACTGCTGCTTGTACTTCACCGAGTGCAGCAGAGCCGCCGGTGTCAAGTCGGGAACTACACCGAACTTCAGCTACACGTATACGCCTACTTCGGTAGCTGTACCGAACAAGACGTTGTCGATCACGGTCGTCAGAAACGGTGTCATCTTCGGCTACGTCGGTTGCGTGGTCAGCAAGCAGACCTTCACGGTCAACAACAACTTGCTCGAGTACGCCTGCGACATCTTCGGACTGTCTGACACATCGCCGTCTCCGGCTCTGACGCCTGTCTGGCCGACCTCTGTGCCTTACGGTCCAGGCTCCTGGAGCGTTCAGATCCCGACGCCGACGCAGGTATTCGACATGGATACCTTCTCGTTCGACATAGACGATGCAGGACAGGAGAACTTCAGACTCAAGAGCGCACGAGGTGCACAGTTCGCCTCGTTCGGGCAGCGCACCTGTCAGATGACGACGACGCGTGACTTCCTGACCAACACCGACTACCTAGCATTCAAGGCCGTGACGGGTCAGAAGCTTACGGTGCAGGTCACCAGTGGCGTTAACAACGGCATTACGTTCGACGTGTTCAACGGTATCATGGACGTATATCAAGTTCCGCTCTCAGGTGTCGGTGACTTGATTCGTGCATCGATCACCTATCAGTCCGTACTCGACTCGGCGGGTAGCGAGTACGACATCATCTACAAGACACAGGAACTCATCACTCCGTAGGGAAACCTGATCCAGAGGGAGGATCTATGCCTAGGGCTACAGTATCAACCGAAGCCGAGATGTACGAGCTCAAGTCTTGCCCCGGCGGGTGGGTTAAGCTTCGTCGTATGTCCTACGGCGAGCGTCTCCACCGGCAGGACATGGCGATGGCGATGTCGATGGAAACAGACCAGCGCAAGAAGACTGCGTCGATGGATGTTAGGCCAATGCAGACCATCGTTGCCGCCTTCGAGCTCAGGACCTGCGTCGTCGACCACAACCTCGAGGACGAGAACGAACGCAAGCTCAACTTCGCTAGCGATACGGACTGCTCTCTGCTCGATGGCAGGATCGGCGAGGAGATAGCACAGCTCATCGAGGACCTGCACAACTGGGATGTGCTACTCCCAAATTCCGACGGGAAGTTCGTGCAGTCGTCTGGCGCAGTAATAGAGAAGCAGGGCAAACGCCTGCCCAAGGGTACGATCGTGACCGCGACCTAGCTGAACAGTTCGTTGCTCTAGTCTATGCGTGTCAAGAGCTACATTGCTTGCCGCATACGGGTGGCTGGCTTGATCAAGATTCGTTCATAGTGTACGGTATGGACGTAGTGATATCGGAGATCAAGGCAAAGCAGGCACAGGAGCAGCATCAAACGGAGCTGAACGCGAATCGCGGGAGACGTTAGTGACAAGTGAAGAGAGACGTGCATACCACAGGGCTTACAATGCTCAGCATTGGCCTGAGCAGTACGCGCGCACGAAGGAGGCGCGTATAAATGTACATGGCCCTAGAAGGCGTGCTAAGCTTCGGGGTGCGTACGTCGAGGACGTGGATAGACGTGTAGTCTGGGAGAGAGACAGAGGACGCTGTCAACTCAAGATAGTGTGCACAGGTCGGCGCGTGCCGTTCAGGAAGATGCACATGGATCATATCATTCCGCTGGCTAGGGGAGGAGAGCATAGTTACGCAAACGTACAGACGAGCTGCGGCCCATGCAACCTAGCTAAGGGTTCAGCGGTCCTGAAGAGCAGAAGGAGAAAGAGAAGGAGGCGGTCGCTATTCCTCTGGGCGTTCGCGAAGTGCTTCTCATCGTCAGGGCTCAGAATCTTGGCTCTGGTGTTCTTCGCAATCTTGCTGGTGATTTCAATAACCTAGAGACGTCAGCAAGAAAGGCTGCCGAGCAGCAGATGCGTACGGGCAACGCTCTGATGGCTGTCGGCGCAGGAGTAGCAGCTGTCGGTGCTGCAGGACTTTTGTTTCTGGGCAAGGCGACTGCAGCAGCTGTAGACTACAATAGGCAAGTCGCTCTAACTCAGACGCAGATGTACGGTGTCAAAGCTACCTTTCAGCAAGTCTCTGATGCAGGTCTGAGCGTCGCGCGCAGCATTGCTGTCCCTCTCAATCAGGTGCAGAGCGGCCTGTATGACATCTTCTCGTCGATGGATGTCAACATGAAGCAGGCCCAGTTCCTGTTGACAAACTTCGCCAAGGAAGCCGTTGCAGGTCAAGTAGACCTTTCTACTGCCGAGCGTGCGACTATTGGTGTTATGAACTCCTACCACATGAAGGTCCAGGATGTTACTAAGGTCCAGGACATCATGTTCAACTTGGTCAAGTACGGTGTTGGCACGTATGGTAACTTTGCTAATGTAATTGGTCGTGTTACGCCCTCTGCTGTCAGAGCGAATCAGACGTTTGAGCAGACAGCAGGCGTTATGGCCTTTCTCACTAGGAATGGTCTATCAGCATCTAACGCAGCTTCCTCTGCAGGTCGAGCTCTAGATGCTATCGGTAAGTCTCGCGACAAGATTGCCAATCTGGGTCAGACTATTTACGACGCACTAGGCGACAAGACTGCCTCCGCTCTGGGTGTTGCTAGGGATAAGGTAATCCAGATCACTGACGCTAGCGGACGTCTGCTTCCTGTCAATGAAATTATGACCAAGTTGGGGACCTCTCTCAAGAACCTGAATCCAACGCAGCTCAACGATGTCCTGAATACGATGTTCAAGGGCACAGGCGGTACGATTCAAGCGATGCGTTTCTTCGACGTCGCTATCCACAACTATAGTCAGCTCAACTCGCTGACTAAGGACATGTACACTAGCAGGGGCGCCTTGAAGGCTGCCTACGACATTATGGCCAACACGCCTGCTGCTAAGATTCAGTTGCTCAAGAACAACTTCCAGGCCTTCATGATCGTCCTAGGCCAGACCTTCCTTCCTATCGTCGGAAAGGTCTCAGGCGTTCTTGCTGAGCTGTTCAACTGGCTAGGCAAGATACCCAAGCCTATCATCACTATCATCGGTATCGTCATTGCAGTAACGTCTGTGCTCCTGGTGCTGTCGGGTATCGTCATGGTAGTCGTCGGCTCCTGGCTAGTCTTTACAGCAGTCATGGCTGCTGCCGAAATCTCTCTAGCTCCCATTGCTATCACTATCGGCATAATTATTGCTGCCGTAGCCGCTCTCGGTATCGCTGCCTTCTTGATCATCAAGTACTGGACTCCTATATCCACTTGGTTCCACAACATGTGGTTCAACATGTGGAGATGGATCGATCACATTTGGCAGCTCATCTACAAGTCGATCTTCGATGCGTGGAATAAGGTTAAGAACGTATTCCTAAGCATACAGAGGTTCATTACAGGTAGCTTCGACAACTGGTGGAAGACACATGGCGAGGCTATCAAGGAGATATGGAATGCTGTTTGGATCCATATCACTGCCATAGTCTCAAATGCCTGGAACATCATCGGTGGCTACATCAAGGTCGGATGGTCTGTTGCCAGTAACCTTATGCACATAGGTCTCGACGAGATCGAGACAGCGTTCAAGATAACCTGGGACATTATCGTTGGCATTGTCAGAATTGCATGGGACATCATAAGTACGGGCTTCAAGGTCTGGTTCGATGTACTGATTGCCGTTGCCAGAATCGGTTGGGCACTAATTCAGGCGCTCTTCAAGATCGCCTGGGATACGCTAGTCGCAATCTTCAGCATATTCATTGACATTCTTACTGGTCATTGGCACACAGCGCTCGTTGATATGCAGAACCTGGCCAAGCAGATCTGGAATGCTATTCATACCTTCCTCGTATCTGTCTGGAATGCCATTAAGGATGCTGCGCTTCCGATCTTCCACGACGTAGAGTCGATGTTCGTTAACATCTGGCACGCTGTTTATGACACTACACAGCAGGTCTGGAACAACATTACAAGCTTCCTAGGCAGAGTCTGGCAGGGCATGAAGGATGGTGCTCGAGGGACCGTCGACGGACTTAAGAGTATCTGGGATGGTATCTCAGCGGTCTTCAAGGCACCAGTCAACTTCGTCATTGGTACCGTGTACGATAATGGCCTTAAGGCACTCTGGAATGGTGTCATGGGAGCTATCGGGCTAGGCAAGTTCGACCTGCCCAATATTCCGACGATGGCAGCTGGCGGTCGGATTCCTGGCTGGGGCGGCGGGGACAGGATTCCAATTCTTGCCGAAGCCGGTGAGGCTATCGTCGACAAGCACAACACGAAGAAGTACGCATGGTTGCTACATGCGATGGGTGTTCCTGGAATGGCCTTGGGTGGTCTTGTCGGAGGCAACCCGATAGGTGCAATTGGCCACGCCATCTCTGGAGCGACTCACGCTGTCGTAAGCGGAGCCAAGACGGTTCTAGGCCTAGGTGGAACTGCGGGTAAGCTGTTGGCAGCGACAGCCACAGGTAATCAGACAGCCTTTGTCAACGCACTTCTCAGTGTCGCCGGCGGATCGGACGGAGCTGCAGCTGACTTGGCTCAAATGATCATTGGCCTACCCATTTCAATGATGAAGAAGGCCGTATCTAACCTGTGGAGCAAGATAACAGGGGCGGGGAGCGGCGCTACCAATTACAATCCTAGCGGTGGCGTCATGCAGTGGGACGGTCTCGTCAAGCGTGCACTGGCAATGGAGGGCCTAGGCGCTTACTTGGCTTCGCAGGTTGAGTACCAGATGATGACAGAGTCCGGTGGCAATCCAAGAGCCATTAACCTGACCGACTCGAACGCACAGCATGGCGATCCGAGCCGCGGTCTCTTGCAGACGATCATGGGTACGTTCCTGCGCTACCACTGGCCAGGAACGTCGATGGACATTTACAATCCGCTAGCTAACATTGCAGCAGCTATCAACTACGCACGCCAAGTCTACGGTCCGACGCTCATGCGTGGCGGTATGGGCATGGGCTCAGGACACGGCTATAGTCTTGGTACGATAGGAGCCTCTCCTGGCTGGGCGTGGGTTGGCGAGTTTGGTCCAGAGCTGGTTCGCTTCCTGGGTGGCGAGACCGTTCTTGACGCTGCGACGTCGAGGGGTAGGAGCGTTAGTCGCGGATATGCGTCGGGTACGTCAATACCACTACTCATGGCCGAGATTGCTAAGGCAGTTGCTCAGCTTCACCTTTACGAATACGATCTGTCGCGTGCTAAGACTGAGGTAAGTAGGGCACGTTACAGGGCCGATATCAACTACGAGAATGCACGCATCAGGTCGTTGAATGCAAGACTAGCAGCTGCAGAGCATCCGCCACCGAAGCCAGTGAAGGTAACGGCAGCAGAGATTAATGCTGGGATCTCGTTGGCGCTGGCCTATCAGGGCTCGAGTAGCATGACGATTGCTAGGATGCAGGCTCTGCAGACTCAGTACCTCAAGGACATCTCCAAGTACTACACGGGCTCTGCACTCCGCAACCGTGAGACGATGGTAGAGCGACAGACGACAGCAATGGAGGCTGCTGCTACGCATCTGAAGGCACTTCAGGCTACAGCAGCAGCGGCTAGGGCGTATGCAGCTTCAGTCACCTCTAGCATGTCTGGATACGCTGCACTGTCAAGTGCTACTTCTGTAGCTGGTGCGATCGCAGGAACGCCGACAGCTGCAAGTCTCAACATTCTGGGAGCCATTCGGGCCAAGCTCGGTAACCTTCGCAAGTTCGCTGGTCTCCTGACGAGGCTTCGTAAGGCAGGCGCTAGTACTAGTGTCATTCAGCAGATAGTCGCTATGGGTCCTGATGATGGTACTACATACATCGAGGCGTTGCTGTCAGGGCCTTGGGGCACTATAGCTGCACTGAATCAGACTCAGGTGCAGGCAGGGGCTATAGCAGGCCAAGTGGGTCAGGCTGCAGCTGCAGCAGTATATGGTCAGGCAGCTGTAAGTGGCTTCAAGTCTCAAGAGGCTGCATTGACAGCCATAATGAAGAAGCTGGGTAAGGAGCTAGGTTCTGAAGCAGCTAGGTGGATGCATGTGCCTCCAGGCAAGGTACCGAAGGGATACGCTGCGGGTACTACTTGGGCTTCGCCTGGCTACGCTTGGGTTGGTGAGCAGGGACCTGAGCTAGTACAGTTCCGCGGTGGCGAGAGAATAACTCCCGGCAGTCGTATTACACAGA